ACAATTGCAAGAGCAGCTCAATTTCCTTTAGTTATAGAAAATAATACAGTAACTATATGGGATAATAAAGGCGTTAGAGATAATGTAATTATTGAAGTAAGCCCCGAAACTGGATTGGTTGGTTATCCATCTTATTGGGAAGCTGGGTTTACAGTCAAATCCGAATTTAAACCAACTATTATTAATGGCAGACAAGTTAAATTAACTTCATCTTTACCAAAAGCAAATGGAACTTTTCCTGTGCAAAATTGCACCCATGAAATTAGCACATTGACCCCTGATGGTCCGTGGTTTACAACTTCACAATTAAGTTCACCGCCTTATGTCGCAAAAAACTAATATATTAAGTAATCACGTTGCTTCTGATAACGCTTCGGAAGTTAATAGATTAAACTACATTATTAAAACGGCTTTGTCGGGATTAAGAACGGCTATGCCTGTTCAAGTAATGTCGGTAACAAATAGTGGCGGTATTTCACCAATTGGTTATGTTGGCGTTATGCCTTTAGTAAGTACGCTAGATGGTAATGGACAAGTTGTTGACCACGCTACAATTTACAACGTACCTTACATGAGAATACAAGGCGGTTCTAATGGAATTATTTTAGACCCTGCTGTGGGTGATATTGGACTTGCTATAGTTTGTGATAGAGATATTACTGCCGTTAAAAGTGCCAAAAAAGTATCTGCTCCAGGTTCTTTGCGTAAAAATGATATGTCTGATATGGTTTATTTAATGACTATTATTGGTGCAGCCCCTACGCAATATGTTCAATTTTCATCAAGTGGAATCACAATTACATCGCCAACAAATGTTACCGTAAATGCTCCGACAGCAGTCGTAAATTCGTCAACTAATGTTACAATGAATACACCAATTTTAAAAGTTAGTGGCGATATTATAGACAATTACAGTACCAATACTCATTCGATGGCTCAAATGCGCAGTCTATACAATAGTCATACTCATTCTGACCCACAAGGCGGAAATACTGGAACTCCAAGCAATTCAATGTAAGGTAATATATGACAATAATTCAAAATAGTTTGCTTTTAGACCAGTCACAATGGGACCTTGTATTAGACGTAAATGGAAATATTGCGCTTGCTGAAGCCCCTTATTCTATTGCTCAAGACGTAGCTTCTGCTATTAGAACTTTTATTGGCGAATGTTGGTATGACAATTCTCTTGGTATTCCATATTGGCAAAATATTTTAGGAAAATATCCACCTTTGCAATATGCAAATTTACAAATGCAAAAAGCTGCATTTACTATTCCTAATGTTGCACAAGCAAAAATAACATTTACATCTTTCACAAACCGTGTTTTAAACGGTCAAATACAAATTATTGACACTGATGGCGTAGCTAATAACGTTGCGTTCGGATAAAGGTAAATTATGACAACTAATGTTCCAGCAATAACGTGGGTAAATGGTAGTCCAGTATTACCTGCGGAAACAGATATTCTTGCAGGAGTTCAAGCTGATATTAATGCTGCTTTTGGTGGTGGTGTTAATCCATCACTTCAAACGCCACAAGGTCAAATTGCACAATCTGAAACTGCTCTTATAGGTAATAAGAACAATGAAATTGCTTACATTGCCAATCAAGTTAATCCTTCAATGGCTTCAGGTATTTGGCAAGATGCAATTGGTGAAATTTATTTTATTACAAGAATACCTGGAGCTGGAACTATCGTTAATGCAGTTTGCACTGGTGCTGTTAATACTGTTATTCCTGCTGGCTCCGTAGCTCAAGATACAAGTGGATATTTATATTCATCTACTATTCTAGCGGTTATTCCTGCAAGTGGTTCAATAACTGTTCAATTTCAGAATCAAACTCAAGGTGCAATTGCTTGCGCTGCTGGCGCATTAAATACGATTTATACTGCAATTGCAGGTTGGAATACTGTTTCAAATCCTACTGCTGGAACGCTCGGTAATCTTGTAGAATCAAGAGCTGCATTTGAAGCTCGTAGAGCTGCCTCTGTTGCAGGTAATTCAGTCAACTCTTTGGGTTCTATTTATGCTGCTGTAACTTCCGTTCCAAACGTCATTGGTTGCTTGGTCGTAGATAATCCATCTAATAGCACGGTAACTTATGGAAGCACAAGTTATTCTATGGCTGCTCATTCTATTACAGTATCGGTAGCTGGTGGGGATTCATCTGCAATTGCTCAAGCTATTTGGAATAAAAAACCACCTGGAACTGGATATAACGGAAATACATCATATACAGTATATGATACAACTTATTCTACACCACCAGCTTATACGGTTACTTGGTTGACTCCAACTTCAACTCCAATTTATTTTAAGGTTCAAATTCAAAACAATGCTTTATTGCCATCTAATATTGTTACATTAGTTCAAAATGCGGTTATTCAATCATTTAACGGGCAAGATGGCGGAACTGCGGTAACAATTGGTTCTACTTCTTATTCAGGTAGATATTATGCCAATATCAATGCAATTAATCCCAATGTAAATGTTATTGAAGTTTATTTGGGTGCAAGTGCTAGTCCTAGCACATTATTAATATCAATGGGAATTGACCAAGTTCCTACATTAACTGCATCTAATATAGTAGTTAATCTTGTTTAAAGGGTAATCATGTACGGACTTACGCCAGCATCCAACTACCCATTTACCACATTTAAACCTTCGGAGTTGCCACCAGTTCCAGTAATAACGGAAACTCCGTTATGGGAACAAACCGTTTTAAGCCAATATTATAATTCGCCAACTTTAATGGCAATGATTGAATCATTTAATGATGCTATAGACCCGTCTATTGATATTGCTAATTTTTATTCTAATATTTGGAATGTGGCAACTGCGGTTGGCAATGGCTTGGATATTTGGGGTCAAATTGTAGGCGTATCTCGTAATTTACAAATTAGCGCATCAAATTATTTAGGCTTTGATGAATCTGTTACAACACCAACATTGACAACTGGCGCACAGCCTTTCAATCAAGCACCTTTTTATGGCGGTCCAACAGCCACTACAACATTTGCTTTATCTGATTCTCAATACCGTAGATTAATTTTAGTAAAAGCTGCTGCCAACATTTCTAATTTATCCATTCCATCTATTAACGCTTTATTGCAAGCTGAATTTGGTACAAGTGATGGAACAAATCCTTATGGCAATGCTTATGTTATTGATTTAGGTGGAATGGCTTTTCAATATCATTTAACTTTTGTACCAAGTGCAGTTCAAATAGCAATTATTAACAATTCGGGTGTATTTCCTAGACCTGCTGGCGTTAGTGTATCATTAACATATTAATAGGATAAAAAATGCAAAGTACCAATATCCCTTCCAAAATTCCATTACCTTTTGCTAATGCAGCAGGTTCAGGATATGTAAATACAATTCCAACGGCATCTCAAATCGGAATTACTAACGGTAGAGCATCCTTAACAGATGGTTTTCCACCATTAACATTTACTCCTATTGGCTCAGGTGGCGTACCGCCTTTTGGTGCTGATATGAACGGCATTTTAAAAGAAATTACAGCTATTCAACAATGGCAAGAAGCAGGTGGATTTTTTCCTTATGATTCTGCATTTTCTACAACTGTTGGTGGCTATCCTAAAGGTGCAGTTTTACAAAGTAGTTCATTTAATGGGTTTTGGATAAGCACAGCAGAAAACAATACTACAAATCCTGATACTGGCGGTGCTGGATGGAGTTCGCTTGCATTTGAAGGATTGCAATCTGTAGCTGTTGTAAGTAATACAGCTACTTTAACTCAACTTCAATCAGCCTATCCTATTATTACTATTACAGGAACTCTTACTGCCAATGCTACGGTAAACGTTCCTGCTCAAGTGGGCGAATGGATTTTCTCTAATCAAACTACAAATGCTTTTACTTTAACGGTAAAAACTCCATCTGGTACTGGAGTAAACATTGCACAAGGCTCATCTCAATATTGTTGGGGTGACGGCACTAATATTTATTATGCTAATGCTTCTTCAGTGACCAGTTTTAATACTCGCACAGGGGCAATTACTCTTAATGCAACTGACGTAACTACCGCACTTGGTTATGTACCTTTGCAATATGCGTTAGGAGTTGGACAATCTTGGCAAAATGTTACTTCTAGCAGGGCATTATCAACAACATATACAAATTCTACTGGAAAACCTATTTATATAAATATTGCTGTGGGTCTAAATGGACCATCAAATCCATCTTATGTGCTTTTATACGTTGATAGTGTTCAAATTGGGTACGCATACGCTTCATTGCCTAGTAATGCTATTGGTTCAACAATAAGTGCAATTGTTCCTAATGGAAGCACTTACAGCACTTCTGTTGTTGGCAATACAAGTCTTTTTACTTGGGCAGAATTACGTTAAGGATAAATGATGGAATATTTTAAATCACAAGATGGTACTGTTTACGGATATGACCCATTAACTCAACAAGAATTAATTAATGAAGCTATTGCTAATGGATGGGTAAATATTACGGGTTCTTATCCACCACGACCTCAACCACCTCAACCACCAACTGCTGACCAAAATAAACAAACGGCTTCAGGTTTGCTTTCAGCTTCAGATTGGACTAGCGTTGCGGATGTAGGTAATCCTGCAATGAGTAATCCATATTTAGCTAATCAAGCTGAATTTATTGCTTATAGAAATGAAGTTAGACAATATGCAGTTTATCCTGTAGCTGGTAATATTACATTTCCAACTGCACCACAAGAAGTTTGGACTAAAGTTTAATTAAAGGACATGACATGACAATTTTATTTTCACCATCATTAAATGCAGAATTTGATACGAATGTGACACCATTAGACCAAATTCCTGCTGATGCTTTTGGTGCTACAAAAGTAGCACAAGACAATTCAGCCGTGACATTAGAAGTCATCCCTGCTGTAGAAGTTAAAGCCGAAGTTTTGGAAAACGTAACAGAGTCTAAGAAAGGTTAAAGTGTCATGGTTAATAAAGAAGATTTTGCTGATAAGGCTGCTCAAGCAGGTAACGCAATTCAATATTCAGGTGCAACAGGCAGCATAATTGCTGGCATGGCATTAAGTGAAATTGGCGTTATTATCGGTATTGTTGTAGCCGTCTGTGGTTTCTTTATTAATTGGTATTATAAACATAAAAGTTATATGTTATTAATTAAACGTACTAATGCAGAAACTTATGCTTTAAAATCAGGAAAAATTACTGTATTAGAAGAAACTGACATAGAAGATACTAATGGATAAATGGCAAGCTGCCTTATTATCACTATCTGCAAGCGGTCTTATCTTTCTAGCTTCACAAGAAAGCTATAGTCCAGTTCCATATAAAGATACTAAAGGCATAATTACCAATGGATTTGGTAATGCTTCCATCACTCCAAATCAAAAAGTAACCGTTCCAAAAGCTCTTGAAGATTTAAAACAAAATACTTCTGAAGCTGGTAAAGCGGTTTCGTCATGTGTAATGTCACGCATTACACAAAATCAATATGATGCTTTTGTAAGCCTTGCTTACAATGTAGGTTCTTATTCTTTTTGCAAATCAACCATTGTTAAAAAAGCCAATGCTGGCGATTTAATTGGTGCTTGCGAAGAATTTAAACGTTGGACTTTTGTAGGCGGTAAGGATTGTAAGATTAAATCTAATAAATGTTATGGAATTTACAAAAGGCGAGAAGCCGAACGACAACTTTGTTTATCCGAACGACAACTTTAAAAGGATAATTAAATGCTAGATACTATTAAACACTTTCTATATGTTGCAGTTTGTAAACTTGAAACTTTTGTTTTAGGTTTAAATTCTGCAATTGTTAAGCTAATTTGCGAAACTGCTATTATTTTATTGGTATGTGTATTAACTTTACATTGGATTGATGGAAAATTACATAAACAATCAGCACAAACAAACGCTGTAGTGGCTACGGCTTCACCAATTGTTAAAGATGAACCAGTAGCTCAAATTGAAATTAAAACGCCTGTAAAAGTGTTTAAAAACAGTCATAAAATCAAACAAAAAGCAAAATTGCCTGAATCGGTTATTAATAACAATAATGAACAAGTTATCTCGGCAATTTCTATTCCTAAAGATGATTTAGCACCTAAAACTGTAACCACCGTATTAGATATTGATACTGGCATTACTACTTCTTATGTAAAAAATGAACCTTTACCTTGGTTGTCATTAAACTTTCATGGTGATATTGGATTATATGGTGGTATTAAAAACGGAACAACTGCGGTAAGATTGCAAGCAAATCAAGGAATTATTGATATTAAAGATATTCATATTAAAGCAACTGGTTCAATAGACCAAAATTTAAATGGTAAAACCGATTACTTTTTAGGAGTCGGGGCAGCATATAATTGGTAAGAAAGGCTTGCATGATAGATGAAGGCTTAAAGCAATTTGCAACAGAACGTCAAAAAGAGATTATTGATGCTTTTATAGAGCATGGCTCACAAAGAAAAGCAGCTAAAGCACTTAATGTATGTGCTGGTACTATTCAAGGTGCATTGACCTCAGTTAAGAAAAGAGCTGCGCTTCATGGGTATAGTCCCGAACACAATATGTTAAGGATTGTTCCTGAGCCTTTTATTGTTAAAGGTCATTCAACACTCTATGATGCTGATGGCAAACCAAAACTTCAATGGGTTAAAACTTCACTAGACCAACAAAAGCTGCAAGAGATGGCGCAAGCTATTCTTGTTGGCATGAAAGACGAAATACCCAAAGTTAAACCATGTAATCCACCAACTGATTCTATATCAAATCAAATTTTGAACTGTTATGTAATCACCGATTATCATTTTGGAATGCTTAGTTGGAAAGAAGAAACTGGGGCTGACTGGGATTTGAAAATTGGTGAAGAAACTATTATTAAATGGTTTGCTCAAGCAATTCAACAATCACCCAATGCTTATCAAGCGGTATTTGCTCAATT